GCTTCATCCTTCAGAATCTTCAGAACGTCAGCCACATTCGAACCGGATTTCATGAGTTCTGTAAAACTCTGCCCGGTACGCTTTTTTATAATCTCGCTTGCTTTGGTTCCGCTCTTGCCTAATTCATTAAGCATCGAGTTGAAATAGGTAGTTGCTTCAGCGGTCGCTATGCCGCTTTTTGTAAGTACAACATAAGCAGCCGAAACGTTATCAAGGTTCACCCCAAAAGCTGCCGCCGTGGGAATTACTTTTCCCATGCTGCTAGACAACTGTGCAATTGTGGTTTTGCCTCGATTTTGTACGGTAATCAGCCTGTCAGAAACCCCGGTTACATCTTTGGCCTCTAATCCATAAGCATTAAGGATTGTTGTTAATACGTCAATGGAATTTCCAACATCTGTGAAGCCGGCTTTTGCAAGCTGTGATGCGGTCTCAACAAAACCGACTGCATCAGCGGTTGACTGTCCGGCAGAAATCGCATTATAAACAGATTCGGCAATGTCTGTCGCAGCTATCCCCGTATCACTGGAAAGGTCAAGTATGCTCTCTCTTAAATCACCAATCGGGACGCTTGTAGTATCTGCAATGGTTTGTACCTTTGCCATGGATGTTTCGAAATCCATAGCAGTTTTGACTGATACCGCACCAAGTCCCAAAATAGGAGCGCTGACATATTTGGTCATGGTATCGCCTACAGAGGTGATTTTCTGGCCGAAACCGGATATTGATTTCCCGGCTTCTTGCAGTCGTTCACCCACCGACGGCTTTACTTCGTTTAATTCCTTGTTTAATTTATTGAGTGTGGTTTCCGCATCCGCTACGGCCTGACGCCATTTAGAGACCTGTGCGGAATCCTCTCCCCATTTAGCAGACGCCTGTTCAAGTCCACGTTTTAATTCGTCGACTTTCTTTTTCTGTAATTCAATCTGCTTTGTGAGGTTTTTAGCCTTTTCGCCGCTGTTTTTCTGTGCTTTGCCGTTCTTATCAAATGCGCTTTCAGTGGCTCTCATTTCGGCGGCAAGTGCTTTCTGGGCCTGTGTTATCTCGTTTATTTGTCTTCTATATTCCGCCTCGCCATCTATACCAATGCGTTATAGTCGAGGGCCGATATTAACAGCCACTCAAAACCACCCTCTTTCTATGCGGTGGAATTGTAACAGCTTCCTCACCGCTCCAATTATAAGCATTAACACGTCTCTCTATAGTGTCGTATCCGATTCCGGTTGAATCAGACCATTCTTTTATTGTTTTCGTTTCTCCAAAAGCAGTTATTTTATGGCTGTCAGTTCTGTTTAAGTGTTGTTCCTTTGGCGTAATCCATTTGCAGTTATCCGGTTCGTAATTCCCATCAACGTCAATTCTTTCAATCGTCAAATTGTCATTATATCCGTTACTTATTGCCCACAGCATAAAGTTTTCGAATTTTTCCCACTCGTCACACACGGAAATGCCTCTGCCGCCGTAATTCTTATTGTTTACATTGTGGCATCTCGAACGCATATTGCACCATTCTGTGTATAGTCTGGTTTTTGTCATTCCGTGCGTTTTACGGATTCCGTTCTTTCTTAATTCGGCTTGCAGACATCCGCAGCTTTTTGTTTTACCGCTTCTTAACTTATCGCCGCTTACAATCTTTTTATTTCCACAATCACACTTACAAATCCAGAATGCTTTTCCACTTTTGTCAACGTGCGACATTTCAATAACTTCAAGCCGCCCAAAACGTAAGCCGCCTATATTAACAGCCATCGTTTCACCTGCCTCATCAATCCATGCTCATTACGTCATCAAATGTTTTCGGTTTCTTCTTTTCCACAACTTCCGCACTGCCGTTATAAACGGATAGGCAAGAGATTAAATCCATAAACTCACCATATGGACTGTTTAAAACCTCTTGCCTATTCATCCCCATTTGAGCACCGTAGAAAATATACCATGCCCTATTAAGATTTATTCGTTTTCCGTTTTTTTTCCCTTTGGCTTTACTTCCACGGTAGTTTTGGAGTCTTTTTCAATCTGTTTCATGACTTCAGCACTAATCGCCTCGAAATCACTAGCGGGCAATACTTCAAAATCCTTCGGGGTTAAACGTTCTGTTTCCATCCCGGCCCGGATCGCCGCTTCGTTCATCGTCAAGGCAAGCTGCAAGGACGCTTTCGAAATAGCTTCTTTCTCGTGCGACAGAATGTAGTTGTCGCTTTCTGTTTTAGCCCACAGACTGTAAAAAAATTTGATGTTCTTACCGTTGATTATCATATAAAGCCTCTCTTATGACTGAATACCCAGCTTTGTTTTAAGTGCCGCCTCTGCTGCTGCCTCGGTCTCGTAAGAAGAACCCACATATTTCCAGTTATGTTTAGCGTCATCGCCACGCATAACACGGGCGGTCAGTTCCTGCGTCTGCCAATTGATCTGCTCTTCCTGTGTTTCCGCATTGGTCGGAAGCTGATTAAACATGCACTTCGCAAGCACATAAGGCGTAAAGGTGGTCACGCCGTCAGACATGTACCGGGCGATAAATCCGACACCAACATAAGGAACGCTCTGATCATCGCCGTAAGCAATCCAACCGTCAGCGCCAGACGGGGCCGCAACGCCCATGACCATTTCTTCAGCTGCCGGAAGAAGTCCATCGACCGTCAGTGTTAAGGTTGCGCTTGTAAAGGTGGAATCTGCGGATTCTGCCAGAACGTTATCGGCATAAAAATTATTGTCATCGGAAGACTCAGGGTCAATCGAAACATTGACGCCCCTTGCAAGTTTCATTCCGTTTGAATAAGTTACGGCGTTTCCGGTGTTGGAATATTTCGCAACGTAGGGAAGGGAAAAACCAGTACAAACTTTTCCTGCTGCCATATTTTAAACCCCCTCAATTCATGATTCTGTTTATAGATTTATCTATTGACTGTTCCATGATTTTTTCGGCCTGTTTCCGGGACTTACTCACAGCAGGAGCCACAAATGGATGCGCCTGCATGATCGATGTACCGGATTCTATCGACCGTGCTATCATCGCATTAGGCTGACCGCCCGGATATTTAAGCGTTTCCATGCTGTTATATCCATCAAAACCAACCTTTACATTTATAAAGCCGCTGTCGTTTCTGATTGGTGCTATACCTAAACTTTGCTGTAATCCGACTTTTTGAACGCTTCGCAAGCCAGCACGCACCTCGCCTTTTTTCTTATAGCTGTCATCCGTTGGAATAGCATTAAGATTTGCCCTTACTGCATCCGCTACCGGATTAGCTCCAAGCTTCACGGCTTCCATGATAAACTCTGTTGATTTGTAGCCTAACGCATATATTTTTTGGTTGTATTTCTCTAGGTTCGGAGAAACCTTAAAACGTGCCACTCATACCACCCACCAACGCCATGAATAATGGATGAGGTTTGTTTCATCCTCATACTGTACACTTTCGAGTGTCCATCCTACGGGTTCACCGTTTAAAATTTCCTGTATCTGGTCGATTGTGCTGTCAAAATCAACCCTTGTGAAATAATTAACGGTTCCGGTGATTTGCTGTTCCTGTTTGGAGTTATCGCCATGGAAACTATTATCCTCGCCATCTTCCGCCCAAACCAGATACGGGAATTTAGAAATCCTCTTATAATGCGTGACCGGGCAAGTGAGTGTTAAAAACGGCTCGTATAACTTTTTTAACTTATCCGTCAACGACATCATAATTATTCTCCAATCTAATCAGCGTAAGGTCGGAAACTGGTAAACCGTCATCATCTTTTAGATGCTGTACAAAGTCCACTCTGTATTGTTTACCGTCCGAAAGTATGACGTAATACCCCGGTGTTATGTTCCGGTCTTCCCAAATCCTCACAAGAGCATCAACCCTGCTGTCTGCACCCATCGCCGCATAGAATCTAGTGATTCCGACCGTCCTTTCCTCGTAAAATTCCTGTTTGAGAAATACCAGTTTTTGAACGGGCATCTTTCCGGGGTCTGCTATGTCTTCGAGCGTGTAGACGTTTAAAAGATCGTCAGCTTTCATCCACGGCCCCCTTTTCAGAAATCACCCGATTGTTGAGTGCATACCGCAGCATTCTCGGCATTGTAGCGGCATCTTCGGCACGTTTCCGGAAAAGATAGGCGGCATACATGACTATTAAATTATCATCATCAACAGAATCATTGATTGTAATTCCTTCCCGGGTTATTTCCTTGCGTGCAACTGCAAGTAAGGTCTGCAAATATCTATCCCACGTACTCCCGGCGATTCCTAAATTCATTTTTAGAATTGGCAATATAGCTAAGTCCGTCATGCTGTCACCTCTTTTCAATTCGGGCGGCTGTTACACCGCCCTTGTTAAAAATCATTTATGCGTTTGCTGCATCTGCCGCAAAGGTCATTGTTGCGTTGGGAGTGGTTCCGGCGATACCGATAGCCACAAATCCCTCAGCGATGGACGGCTTACCGTCATATCTGGCAGTTCCCTTCATCACGGTCTGATCCTGTAAGAATCTCACATGCTCGGAAGTTGCGAATTTCTGACCGCTTCTTTCTGCAAGCAGATACAGGTCAAAATATCCACCCACAATTACATTGTCCGGAATAAAGTCCAGAACCTCGATTGTGCCGCCGATAACAGGCATCGACCCATTAACACCGGAAACAATAGCGCCGCCGGCATCAATCGCCATAGCTTCGGAAACAAGCTTTGTATAGGTGGTTTCATTCATGCACCAAACTTTGCCGCCCCGGGAATACTTGCCCTTTGCGGCTCCGGAATCAGTAACAAACGCCTGGAAAAGTTTGGCTCCGGTTACGGATGCGGCGATGCTCTTAACGTTGGAGGTATGAAGGTCCACCCACGGTCTTGCGGTTGCTGGGTATCCTGCCGGGGCTTCAGTCTGCACAAGTCTGGTCACAATACCAAGCGGCATACGAGTGCCGGTACCGTACAGAATAGCCTTGTCAAGTGCAAGACCGATTCCGGCGCCAATTGCGGAAATCAGTTCAGACGCAAGGTCAACGTCAGAATC